ATTGAGCGTTTATATGACGTTTCTATTGTTGATCTTCCAGCTTATGAGGGAACTTCGATTTATTCTCGCTCGCTTGATTTCGTGGAGTCGGAATTAAGGGCTATGGATTTAGCTAAAGAGAATGAAAAGAAAGAACTTATAAGGCGAAGAATAAATTTAAAACTAAAAATTGGAGGTAAATAAAAATATGAACTTAGTTTTAAGAAAAAAAGAAATTGAAGATAGACTTACTGAAATTAGAAGTATGGTCGAAAAAGAAGAAGATATGAAAAAACTTGAAGAGATGGAAAAGGAAACCGACAAACTTCAAGAGGAAAGAAGAATGATTGAAAAGAAAATGTCCTTAACCAAGATGACTGAAATTCCAATGATTTCTACTAAAAACAATGCAGAACAAAGAGATTTGCTTGAAAAGCGTGGTAAAGACTTAATGGAAAATAGAACTATTAAAGTTTCTAGTGATGAAGTTTTACTTCCTGAACACGTCGATTCAACTTTAGCTCCTTATCCATTTAAGCCAGTCAGCGAACTCGTTGATAGGGTTCATACCATTAATCTTCAAGGCGGTGAAACTTATACTAAATCTTATGTTAAATCATATGGTGAAGCAGGAACTACTCTAGAAGGTGCAAGCTATACTGAAACTGAACCTCACTATGGATATGTCACTATTCCAAAGGTTAAAGTTACTGCCTACACTGAGATCACAGAAGAATTAGAAAAGCTTCCTGCGATTAACTATCAAGCAGAGGTTATTAAAAACATCAACATCTCTTTAAGAAAGAAAATCTCTCAACAAATCATTAAAGGCGATGGAACTACTAATAACTTTACTGGTATCTTCTCTGATAAAGCGGATGCATTAAAAGATCAAGCTGATTTAGAGATTAGTGCGATTGATGAAAACACCCTTGATGATATTGTCTTTGCTTATGGTGGAGATGAAGCAATCGAAAATGGAGCTTGTCTTATCATCAATAAAAACGATTTAAGAGCCTTTGCTAAACTTAGAACCAAAGAAGGAAGAAAGGTCCATAATATCGATTACGTTAATCAAACAATCGATGGCATTCCTTATGTCTTAAATGGCAATTGTAGTGCTTTAAGTGATCCTTCAACTGGTGTAGGTACCTACTGCATTGCCTATGGTTCTTTATTTAACTATGAAGTCCCTATCTTCTCTAACGTTGAGATTGGAAAGAGCACGGACTATAAATTTAAAGACGGCATCATTTGTTATAAGGCTAGTGTATTTACTGGTGGTAATGTTGTCGGTTATAAAGGTTTTGTTAGGGTTAAAAAAGGTGAGGCAACTCCAGTCAGTGAGCCTACTGAATAATGGTTCTTGATCTAGTTAAAAACTCACTAGGGATACCGTTAGATAGCCATGAACTTGACGCAGAGTTAAATGCGTTTATAGAAGCAGCTAAGGAGTTACTTAGGGGCAGTGGAGTTAATGAGAAGTATCTTGTTGATGAAGCTGACCCCTTGGTGACTTCTTTTATTCTTATCTATGTTTCTACATCATTTGGTTTTAAGTCAGATGGAAACTTAAAAGAGCTACCTAAGCATTTTGATTTTTTGCTAAAACAACTAGCTTTAACTAAACATGATTAATGCTTTTTCACTTAAAGTAGCTCTATTAAAAGTAAGTGACGCTACTGATGAATATGGAAAACAAAGATTTGAAATTACTTCAAGTAAAGAGATGATGGCTATTCCAACTAATATCACTAGAAGTGAGTTTTATGAAGCAAGTAAAAGTGGCTATAAGGTTTCTAGAATTATCAGGATTAATTCTGTTTTATATCAAGGCGAGAGATACATTTTAATAGATAACAAAATCTATAAAGTGATTAAGACATATGAGCTTTCACATTTACTTGAGCTCACTCTTGAAAGCACGAATTTAAAGGTGGAAGGTAAGTGGCTAGTTTAGATGATTTCACTTTAAAGATAAGCGAGCTGATTGAAAAGTCTCTTGATTTTGATAAAGAACTAGACGAAGTACTAGAAAAAACAGCTGAGGACATCATAAGCGATATAAAAGAAACTGCTCCGATAGGAAATTCAAATGAGCATTTAAAAGATAGTTTTACTGCTCTTAAAGAAGGGACAAAGGTAAACAAAAGCGTGACTATTTACTCAAAAAGTAAAGGAAGGCTTGTCCATCTTATCGAGTTTGGCTTTGTTCATCGAAGCGGTAGATTTGTTTCAGCAAGGCCGTTTTTAAGACCGAGTTATGAAAAGGAAGCACCTAAGATGGAAGAAAAGATAAAGGAGGCAATTAAAAATGCAGCTAACAAAACTTAAAAGCATTTTAGATGAAGTAGCGCCTTCTTATTACTTATCTTTTTCACCAAAGGATGTAGAAGAAATAAAGACACCAATTATTGTGTTTTCTAAAATTAACTCGATTTTTAAAGAGTTTTCTGATGATTTAGCAAGTATTAGAACAACGCTTTATCAAATTAATTTAATTACAAGTGATGTAAAAGAAGCTGATGTTTTAGCCATGAAACTAGAAGAAATCTTTATAGCAAACGACCTGCCTTTTACTCTTACAAGCGAATACTTAAATCAAAACAATACAATCTCAACAATCTATGAAATAAAAATGGAGGAATTTAAACATGTCGAATAAAATCACATTTGGCTTACGTAATGTTCATTATGCTTTGGCTACTTTTGCTGAAGATACCTGGACATTTGATACACCTAAAGACCTGATAGGCGCACAGGAGTTTTCTAGTGAACTCGTCGGTGGGACCACACAAGTTTATGCAGATGATAAGATCTTTCATACTCTTGTTTCAAATAGTGGGGCTACTATCACGCTTAAACTTACTGAACTTTCCGATGAATTTAAAAAGGATATCTTTGGTTATGCCCTAGATAGCAACAATAACTTAGTTGAAGTGGTAAACGCTGATGTTAAGACTTTTGCCTTAGGATATGAAATTCAAGGCGATAGTAAAGCTAGAAGAGTCTGGTATTTCTTATGCACAGCTACACCAGTCGGACAAGCAACCAAATCAAAGGCTGACTCAATTGAGGCTAACAGTGTATCTTTAACTATCACTGCTCGTCCTATTGAAGTAAATGATAAGGAAGTTTTAAGAGTCATCGCATCTAAAGGTGACACGAATTATGAGGCTTTCTTTGATAAGGTTACGCTTCCAACAATCGAGGGATAGTCTATGGAAAAAGAAGTAATTTTAGGAGATAAGAAGCTCATTTTAAGAAGCAGTCTATATTCTTTAATCGATTATAAGTCTCGCTTTGGAAGTGAGCTTTTTAATGACATCAAGAAGTTAGAGAACACAAAAGAAGAAAACATCACGAATGTTATTGAGATCATTTTTAGAATCGTCTTTGTATTATCAAATCCTAAAGAAAATGAGACTTTTAAAGGGTTTTTAGGAAAACTAGATTTTTCTATTTTAAATGATGCAACTCTTTTAACTAATTTAACTAACACTATTGTTGAGCTATTAAAAACAGATAAAAAAGCAGGAGGAAATAAGGGAGATACCTTTCGATAATAAGTATTCCTTTTCTTCTGCGATTATTTTTAACATAGCAAAACTAGGACTATCAATTGAAGATACCAAGCACTTTGATATTGGAACCTATATAGAGCTTATTGAAATTGAAAAAGAACTATATAAAGGCGAAACCAATAGAAGAGCAAATCAATCTGACATTGATAGTTTTTTCTTATAGCGAAAGGAGGTAAATAAATGGCTGAAACAGTAAGAGGCTTAAATATCAAATTAACACTTGATGCAAAAGACCTGCAAAATGAATTGACTAATATCAAAGCTAACCTTAAAGAGCAACAAAAAGACCTAAAGGCTATTAATACCTCTTTACGCTATGATTCAACTAATCTTGACCTTTGGAAGAAAAAACAAGAAACACTTAATTCGATTTTAGAAGAGACGAAAAAGAAACTTCAAAACCAAAATGAGCAATTAGAAAAGGCTAAGAAGGCTCTTGAGATTGGTGATATCTCCGTAAAGGAATTTAATCAGCTTAGAAGAAATGTGGAATATACAGAAGCTGATATTAGCAAGTTAAATAATCAACTTGAAGATACCACTAAGAAAATTAATGAATTAGGAAATGCTAATTTAAACAAATTAAGTAAAGTTGGTTCAAATCTTACTAAGTATGTGACCGCACCAATTCTAGGCGCAGTAACGGCTTTAACTACATTATCTGTTAAAAGTGCTGAAACAGCTGATGAACTAGGAGATCAAGCCTCGAAGCTTGGAATGTCAGTAGAGGCACTTCAAGAATGGAACTATGTAGCAAAGCTTTTAGCTGTAGATAATGAGCAACTTCAAAAAGCATTCACTAAGACCAATTCATTACTTGGTGATTTAGCTAGTGGCAATACCTCATCTGCAACGGAAGCCTTAACAAATCTAGGAATTACCTACGATGATTTAAAAGGTAAAAATGTCGACGAGGCTTTTGAAATTATTCGTAACGTTTTAGCTAATTTAGAAGATGAAACCTTAAGAGTTGGAATCGCTAATGATATCTTTGGAGAAAAGATAGGCACTGATTTACAACAACTTCTAAGCGCTTCAAGTACTGAAATTGATAACTTTAGAAATGAATGTCAGGAACTAGGTGTTATTACTGAAGAAGAAGTCGAGGCTTCTGCAAAGTTTAATGATGAACTAGATAAGGTTAAACAAGAGCTTCAAACATTAGGAGTAGAACTAGCGCAGATTTTACTTCCAATAATGACTGAGTTTTTAACTTATCTTAAAGATTCGATCATTCCAAGGATTAGTGAATGGGCAAATAAACTAGCCAACATGAATGACACGACTAAAAAGACGATTTTAGTTGTTATTGGACTCGTTGCTGCTATTGGACCTGCTATAAAAATCATTACAACTATCATTCCAATTGTAAAAGGCTTATCGACTGCTTTAACCGCTACTGGAACAAGTGGCTTTTTTGCAGGTGCTGGAATAAGTGCTGCTACATTAGGAATAGGAGCTTTAATTGCCATACTTATTATGGCTTTAACACAAACCGAGACCTTTAAGGATATCTTGATGGAACTTGGTAGTATCTTAATGCAGATACTTGAGCCAATCTTCATGATAGTTGAAGCAGTGGGTGAAGTTTTAATGCCTATCATTGAGCTTGTAATGGAAGTGATAGGAAACTTAATCAATCTTTTAGTTCCTTTACTTAATGTATTACTACTTCCTATTAAAGCTGTACTTGATGCAGTAGGGAAGATACTCGAGGCTTTCATGCCGCTTTTTACGACGCTAGCAGAGATTATTCAAAGAGTAATCGCACCTGTGCTTGAAGTGTTATATGCCGTATTAAAGCCAATTTTAGATATTCTTAACGCGATTATTGAGTGCGTTCAGTGGATTTTAGATCATACAGTCGGTTGGCTAATGGATATCATAGACACGGTTGTTGGTTGGTTTACTCCTAGCTCAAGTAACGAAACAAATACATCTAATAGCACTGTCAATAATCAAACTACGAATAACGTCACTATCAATACAAGTTCTAGCACTTTTGATGTCGACACTATCAATGAGGCGCTTGGAGGTAGTTATCTATGAGGAAACTTTGGCTTATTAATGATTTGGGTGAAGAGTATAGATTTGACTATTCTTCTATGACGCTTATTTCATCTATTACAGGTCTAGGTTTTCAAAAGACTAACACTTACTTTGACTTTGATAATATCTATAAGAAAATCGATGAGACAATACCTACACAAGATATCGTCTTTAATCTAGCTTTTTTAAGAAAATATCAAGGTTTTAAAAGGTTTTTGTCGTTTTTAGAGACTTCTCATGAGTTAAAACTTTATTACACAAGTGACGATACTAAGTATGCCTATGTAGAAGTTGAAAGTTTATCAAAGACAGAAATTAGTGGTGGAACTTTAACAAGCGAACTAAAACTTAAAAGACTCTCATATTGGTATAAGGACGTTATAAGTGAAGTGACGATAAGTGTTTCAAAGGAAGGAAAGATCTATCCTTTTACTTATCCCTATAAATATAGCGTTTCAAGTAAAGGCAAGATGTCGCTTACTAATAATGGTTATGCTAAAGCTCCTTTAAAAATCACTATAAAAGGAGAGGTTTCTAATCCTGAAGTAATCGTTACAAAAGGCGGAATAGAAGTAAGTAAACTCAAAATTTATTATGAATCTAATAACTGCACGATTGTTGTTGATGCCTTTCCAAGTAGGCAAGAGATAACAATAGAAGAAAATAATGAAAAAATTAATGCATATGAGTATCAGGATTTTTCTTGTGATAATTTCATCTTTTTAGAGCGTGGAACCTATGAACTAACATTTGTTCCTAATACGCAAGGAAGTCCTAGTTGCTCAATCACAATGATAGAAGGGTATTTAGGTAATTAATATGAAACTGATATTTTTAGATAGAATCACACTTAAATATAAAGATAACGCTTATGTTTCTAGTGAATTTGAAATCGTTCTTGATAGCGTGGTTAAACAAAAATCAAACTTCACAGTCAATAAAGAAGAAATCAAGGCTAGCGTAGGCGATATTGTCGTTTTAAAAGAAGGGAAACTTTCTTATATTGGTATCGTTCAGGCTATCACTTTAAATGATGATAAGACGAGCAAAGTTCAGCTTAACGATTTTAAAGAGATATTTAATATCAAAGTTCCTGTAAGTTCTTTTACTGGTAATGTTTGTAAATTTTTAGCAGACACTATTAAAAAGGCATTTGTAAGTAATAGTGATTCAAAACAAAACCTTAGATATTTAACAGTTACCTCTAAATCAGATATTGAGGGAAGTTTTAATTATGATGCTGATACATTAATGAATATTGAAGATTTAATGGAAACAATCACGAAAACTTATGGTGTAGTCATTAAATATCAAGTTAATTTCATTAGAGGAAGGTTCTCTAATATCGAGATCATTATTGAAGAAGAAACACATATCGTAAAGCTTCGTCATGATTTAAAAGCTATCAGCAATTTAAAGATTAAAGAAAGCGAAGAAAATGTCGTGAATAAATGTATCTTTTATCCTAAAGAGGAAAACGAAGAGCATAAAAAAGAAGTTGAATATTATCTTTTAACTGATGGAAGCATTGCTACTAATAAAGATGATGATAGGCGCTTTCCTTATGTGAATGTTGAAAGTGAGTTTTATAGCGATAGTGACTTTGAAAAGCTAGAGAGAAAAGCAAAAGAAAAGCTCATTAAAAGCTCAAATGACCATCAGATAACTTTTGATCTAGATGTCACAAATAACGTCTTTGTTCCTTTAGGAAATATCTTTATAGGCTATTTTGTCGAATTTTATGCTCCTAAAAGAACCTATACGACTATGCTTACTCAAATTAAATATAAAAACACTTTTGCTAGTTGCACCCTTACCTTAGGAGAGCAAAGGACATCACTTACAGACAAGATAAAGATGATGAATGGCGGAACTAGTAACAATAAGTCGGTAGTCAATGTATCGACTGCAATCACTAATTTTGATGGAGGGATTTACTAATGGGACTTAAAAAGTTAACTTTTGATGAAGCTTTAAATACTGCAAAAGACGATGCTTTCTTTAACTGGTACTTAACAAATAAAACGAACGGCATATTTACTGATTTAGGCGATAAGTGTGAGGCTACATCATCTAATGGAAAGATCACTTTTAAAGATGGTTTCGTTTCAATTTATGGAAGAAGGATTTATATCGAAAATGGGACTAATATCTCAGTAAGTTTAGATAGCACAAAGAAAGGCTATGTAATTCTTAAAGTAGATACGATAAATAATAAAGCTAGCCTTACATTAAAAGAAGGAACCTCAAGTAATTATCCAAGCCTTACTCAAATTAATTTATTAGAGAGTGATGGTGTATTTGAGTTTCCTATGGTCGGCTATTCCAAAACGACAACCTCACTAACTTTAGATAAATCAGTAATTAAATATATTGAGACAAACCAAACGAAAATAGACACTACAAGGAACGTTTGCTTAACTTCAGTAAGCGAAGCAAAAACAGAACTTAATAATAGAATTAATGGTCTTCAACATGGTTTAAGATGTCAAAGCTTTACCTTTCCTACTAAGAGTGAATCTACTTATAAATTCAATATCTCATCGATGATTTCTAAACCAGCAGTCCTTATCACTTTTGCTTGTTGTAATAACATTGTTGCTGTTTCACTGAATACTCTTAAAGGCACGACCAACCTTACTTTTACTTATAACTATCTGGGGACTAACTATAACGGATATATAGAGCGAAGTGGTGATTATCTTTATATCGAACTTGGTAGTTCAACTCATACTTTGAAAAGAATTGATTGTTTTTATTAAGGAGGAATTTTAAATGGCAACAATACAACTTAGAAGAAAAACTACTAGCGGAAGCGGTCCTCTTACTGGTACAAGTGGAACCATCAAACAAGGTGAGCCTTTAATTGATTTAAATGGTGGTAATTTATATATCGCTAAGGCCAATAAGACAGGTTCTAGTTCAAATCCACTTAGTGCTAGTGATTACTTTGAATTTGTAAACTCTAATAACCTAACTTCAGTTTTAAATAGCAAGATTAATGAGCTCGATTTAGGAACTGCTAGTAAATACGATGTTGGAAACGGCGAAGGCCAGATACCAGTTGTTGATAGTGATGGCTTTCTTTCTAGTAGCATTATTCCTAGAATTGCAATTACAAATACATTTGTTGTGAGCAGTCAAGGTGAGATGCTTAAACTTAGCCAAGCTGAAACAGGTGATATTTGTATTAGAAATGACTTATCTAAAACATTTATTTTAAAAGGTGAGCCATATTCAACTTTAGCAAACTGGCAAGAATTAAAAACTCCAACTGATAAAGTAACTTCCGTTAATGGTAAGACCGGAGCAGTTAATATTTCTTTAAGCGAGCTAGGTGGTGTTTCAACAAGCACATTTAATTCACATAAAGGTGATAACACCCACCTTAACGCCGTTCAAAGAGAGCAACTTGAGAATATGTATATCTCTGAGATTATCGGAAGTAGAGCAGCAATTTACGATGACAATGCTTCTAATTTTGATAACAACACTATTAATAATGGTCTTTATATCAGGTCTATTTATGATGAATGTTATAACTTAAAAAATAGAAAGTTTGAAATAGGTATCAATAAATCAGCCGTTCTTACTCCAAGTTCAACAATTGATGGAGGGACTTACTAATGGCGACCATTATCGTTAAAAGAGGTACTAAAGTTCCGACGACATCTAATCTCACAAGAAATGGTGAACTAGCTGTTGATTATTCTACAGGTAAACTTTATGTAAGATGTTCAAAAGGAATAATGTGCGTCAATACTAATAGCATCACAAGTAGCTCCTCTAGTAGTGGTGAGACGACATCTAGTTAGGAGTTTACTATGGCGATTATAAAAGAACTTAATTCAAGCTATGGGATTAAGCCAAGTTATCACCGAATAACAAACATATCGCTTAATGCTATAGATAAAGAAGTAGTTATATGCGTGGGTTCATATATTTCTAAGGAAACAAGAGATAAAGGATGCGATCCAATCGACACAATCGATATCTTAATTCCTAAGGAAGATTATGAATCCTTTTTAGTTGGTGATGTTTTTAAGGCTGGATATAAGTGGCTTAAAGAAAATGTTATCGGTTTGGAGGATGGACTAGATGATTAAAGAGATAGTTTTAAAACGAAATAAGTTAATTGCTACCTTAGATAAAAAGCAAATTATAAAGTCCATAATGGCATCTCTTCCCGGACTTAAGATGGCGTTCATGTATTTTGGAGGGAGCGTGTGTTATGGCACTTTTATAAGTGGTAAGAGTGACTATGACATCAATGTAGTGGTTGATGATTTAAAAGGAGCCTTTAAGACTAATATAAGCGGGACTGACGTTTTTATTTATGGCGTGAGCTCGATATTAGATAGGCTAAATCCAAATAGTCCTATATCGCAATATAAGAGAAGTTTTATCGATGATGTTTTAGGACTTCCTGATACCTTGATAGGCCTTAATGAAGAGTATAAAGACATTTACGAAGAGTACAAAAACTTTGATTTTAATAAGAATCTGAAGGGTTTTTTAACAAATTTCTATGAATATTTTGCTTTTTGTTTCAATGGTGAGTTTCAAGTTGGAAAGAAGTTTTATCACGTAATTAGAATGAGAGGGCAAATAGAAAACTATAAGAAGACAGGTGTCTTTTCTTTAGATCTTCCTAAGTCTTATTTTGATGAGGAAATTGATTATAAGCTCAATTGGAATAATGAAAATAGAAGAAAAGAACTAAATGCAAAACTAGAAAAATACCTTGATGAAATATACGAATTTAAGGAGGGATTAAAAGATGGATAGTACAGAAATTGTTTTAGCCATCATCTCAGTGCTAGGGACAATCTCTAGCATTTTATTTGCCTATTTAGCTTTTAAAAGAAGTAATAAACAGGAACATAAGGATGAAGGTAAAAATGAAGGAGTAATGCTTAGTGAGATAGGTTATATCAAATCTTCTATTGATAGAATTGAAAAGTCACTTAATCATTTAGAAGAAAGATATACCGACCTTTCAAACAGGCTAGTTAAAGTCGAAGAATCAACTAAGAATGCTCATAAAAGAATCACTGAATTACATGATGAAATAAAAGGAGGAGCAAATCATGAATGAGATACTTTTAAATGTTTTAAGCTGTGTTGTAACAGCAGTAGTTATACCTCTTATCACCTTACTAGGATCTAAACTTATTAAATGGATTTCTAGCAAGATTGATAATGAGAAAACGGAAAAATATATAACTGAAGCAACCACAATTGTTTTAGATGCAGTTAAATGCGTCTTTCAAACCTATGTTGAAGCTTTAAAGAAAGAGGGAAACTTTGGAAAAGACGCTCAACTTATTGCTCTTAATAAAGCTAAAGATATCGTTCTTTCTCAATTAAGTGAAGATATCAAAAACTACATTAAGACCAACTTTGGTGATGTCGATACCTGGATTACCACTCAGATTGAAGCAAGTATAAATACACTTAAAACTACGTCAGCAAGTAAATGACGACATTAATTTTTTATTAAGATTTAAAATTTTTTGGCAATTTTTCAAAATAACCTCCTTCTAGTTAGTGAGGGGATATAAATTTTTTGCAAATAAATCAAATTCACTACGACTTGTTTAGTGAAGAGATAAATTAAATATTTTGTAAAAAAATAAGCTCTTCATGTCTATTTATATAGTGAAGGAGGAATTTTAATGGAAAATTATGAAGTAGACCTAAAAGAAACTATTGAGCTTCGACTAATGAAACGAAAGATTGAGGAAGGTAGGTTTAAAAAAGAAGACTACGATAAACTTCTAGACTTATCAAATCATCACCAATCACCACTTGTTAATTATTTGCTTGGTATTACTTATTACTTCGGACTAGGAGTAAAGGAAGATAAAGATAGTGGGATTATCTATCTAGAAGAGGTAGTGGCACACGCAAATTTTGAGTTACTGATGGATATGTTCTTTTATCTTCTTAAAACTGATGATAATAGAATAAAGGTTCTAATCATTGATGGCTTAAATAAGGCTAGAGAAGAGATGGTTGAATTTGGTATGGCTTTAATTGATGAAGATAAATTTGAAGATGAAGAAGATACCCAACCAATCTATTATTGTTAGCAAAATCTCACATTTGTTACGAATAAATCTCATAAAAGTCTCTAGTTTGTTTTTTAGTCACTAATTGCTTTATTTTGCTGTTTTTCATGCTTTTTAATATTGCTTGGAGGAAGTTAAAATGAATAAAGAAGTAATGAAAATTGTAGGAAAACTAGAAGAAGGAACAGCTGATTCATTAGATGTAAAAAGGCTAGGCGAATTAGCAAAAGAGGGTGACCTTTATGCGGCACTAGAGTATGGGAGATGCCTTTATTTAGGTGAGCAAATTGAATCAAGCATAAGTGAAGCGACTAATTATTTTATTGAAGCATTAAAAAGCGATGACTTTGGAGTATTAGTAGAGCTAGTTTCATTTATGGAATATGTAGATCCTATCTTATTTGAAGATCTAATAAACCGAGTTCATAAGAAAATCTATGACAAGATGAAAGCTAAAGGACAAGAGATAGGAATTGATATTGATAATTTAAACTAATCAAATTAATTAAATTTATGCCCTGCTAGAGAAATCTGGTGGGGCTATTTTTTATTGTGAAAGAAAAATCATGCCTTCTAAGTTCTAAAGGAATTGATAGGAGATAGTGAGGTTGACGATGCCTTGCGATTTTCTCCTTAGATGTTGAGGAGGCATAAATTATGACAAATGAAACAAAGTTAAAAATAGATGAACTTAGAAGTGAAGGATTAGGATATACGAAAATAGCAAATTTGCTAGGAATTACTAAAAACTCAGTAGCCTCATATTGTAAAAGAAGTGTAGGGGTTAGTATTTCAAATGATAAGAAAATAATAAAGTGTCTTAATTGCGGAAAGCCAATCATTATAAATAGTAATTCTAAACCTAGAAAGTTTTGTTCTGATAAATGTAGAGGACTTTATTGGAAGAATCACGAAAGTGAAATCAATAAGAAAACTTTTCATGAGTTTATTTGTCCTGTTTGTGGTAAGTGTGTGAAGTTATACGGAAAGCCACATCAAAAATACTGTTCTTTAACTTGCTATTTTAAGGCTCGATATGGAGGTAAAAATAGCAATGACTGATTTATCTTCATATAAAGACAATTTAGAGAATTATTTAACAAGTGTTTCTATATTAAAAGCCTTGCAAAAACTCGATATTTTATCAGTTAATGACTTTAAAGAAGCTGAAGAAAAGCTTATCGAAATTTATTGTATCAATAAGTCATCTATATACCGCCAATTACCTTGATAATAAATCCAAAATGAGTGATGTATATATAGCGATAAAGTAGGTGATTTAATGATTGAAAAAAGAATAGAAAAAATATTAGTAACACCAAAATTAAAGCAAAGAAAAAGAGTAGCAGCATATGTAAGAGTATCTGTTGATAAAGAAACTATGCTTCATTCTTTTACTGCTCAAGCAAGTTACTATAAAGAATTAATTTCAAAACATAAAGATTGGGTATTTGTTGATGTCTATGCAGATTATGGAATAAGTGGAACAAAGGTTAATAGACCTGAATTTAATAGAATGATTGATGATTGTAAGACTGGGAAAATCGATATGATTATGACTAAATCGATCTCTAGATTTGCGAGAAATACCACTCTTTTACTTTCAACTATCAGAGAATTAAAAGCACTTAATATTGATGTTTATTTTGAAGAACAAAATATTAATTCGATGAGTGAACAAGGCGAACTTATGCTCACACTTTTAGCTAGCATTGCTGAAGCTGAGGCTAAGTCGATGGGTGAAAATGTAAAATGGCGAATTAATAAAACATTTGAACAAGGGGAAATTTATAACACTGCACGCTTTTATGGTTATGACATCATTGATAAGAAGTTCATTATTAACGAAGAACAAGCAAGTGTTGTAAGAAGAATTTTTCAAATGGTCCTAGACGGTTTTGGTTATATAAAAATAATCGAAGTTTTAAATAAAGAAAACATTAAAAGCCCTAGTGGAAGTAAGTGGACAATTCGCTCTTTAGAAAGAATTATCAAAGAAGATACATACACAGGCAAACTTACGCTTCAAAAAACATATCGAGCAGAAAACCATACAAAGAAAAGGAATCTTGGTGAACTAAGAAAATATATAGTTGAAGATAATCACGAAGCAATTATAGATCGAGATACTTTTAAGAAGGTTCAAGAGATTATTGCCTTAAGACGCAATAAAGCAAAAGGTAAATATGATAGCAACGATTTATTTAAAGGTATGATTCGTTGTTCCCTTTGCGGAGCATCCTATCAAAGAAAGAAAAGATATGGTTATAACTTATATGATTGGAGGTGCTGGAACTACCTTTATTCAGCTAAAGACGATAGATGTAAAACTGTAGGTCTACCAGAATCCATTTTGATTGAAAAGACTAAGGAAGTTTTAGAAGTAGATGAATTAACTTCAAAATTGGTAAAGGACAAAATAAAAGTAATCTTTGCTCATCCTAATAGAGTTTTAGAGTTTGTGTTTAATGATGGGACAAAGAAAACCATTGTTTGGGAACTTAAATCAAGAAAGTTTTCTTGGACTCCAGAATTAAGGGAAGAAGCAAGGTTAAGAGTTATAAAAAGAAATAGTCAAAGAGGAAAGGAAAAATAAAGAATGCCAAGTGTTAAAGTTATAGAACCAACAAGAAATTTACATACTCATAAACTCACAATTGAACGAGTTAAAAGAAGAGTCGCAGCATATGCTCGAGTTTCAACTGATAGTGATGATCAAGAAAATTCATTTGATGCTCAAAAGTCATTTTATGAAAGATACATCAAAGAGAATCCATTATGGGAGTTTGTAGGAATTTATGCTGATGAAGGTATAAGTGGCACATCAACTAAAGGAAGAAAAGAATTTCAGAGAATGATCAATGATGCTAAAAATGGAAAGATTGATTTGATTATTGCTAAATCAATGTCTCGTTTTGCTAGAAACACTTTAGACACTCTCACATACATTAGAGACTTAAAAGCAAGAGGAGTTGAGTGCTACTTTCAAAAAGAAAACATTTATACCTTTGATTCTAAAGGTGAACTCTTAATAACTATTATGTCTAGTTTAGCTCAAGAAGAAAGTAGAAGTATTAGTGAAAATGTTAAATGGGGTATAAGAAAGAGTTTTGCTGATGGAAAAGTCTATCTTCCTCATAAAAACTTTATTGGATACAAATATGATGAAAATAAAAACATCATTATTGATAATGACACTGAATGGGTGGTTAAGCTTATTTATAAAGAATTTATGTGTGGCAGAACATTTAGACAAATATGTAAGATTTTAGAAGAGAAGGGAGTAAAAACTCCTACCGGAAAATGTAAGTGGAGCGAAACCACTGTAAGAAGCATTTTAAGAAATGAGAAGTATTGTGGTTCGGCAATCCTTCAAAAGACTTTTGTCGAGGATTTTTTAACACATACTACAAAGGTCAACAATGGTGAAGTTCCTAAATATTATGTTAAAGATTCTCATCCGGGTATCATTCCTAAAGAAGAATGGGATATGGTTCAATTAGAACTTCAAAGAAGAACAAAACTTAGATATTCTTATTCTTCTAAAAATTGCTTTTCTTCAAAATTAATCTGTGCAGATTGCGGACATTTATATGGTTCTAAGGTCTGGCATTCGACTGATAAATATAAGAAAACTATATGGCAGTGCAATTATAAATTCGATAAAAAGAATAAAGAACAATGCCAAACTCCAACTTTAAACGAAGAAGAAATAAAAGCGATGTTTGTTAATGCCTATAACAAAATGATTATAAGCAAAGATGAAATTCTTAAAAATTTAGAATTAGTTCTTAATCAAATAGTAAGTGTTGAAAGTATCGAAGATAAAATTAAGAAAGTCCATGAGGATATAGAAGCCGTCGTTAATGAAGTTGAAGTCCTTATCCACTCTTTAAAAGAAACGGATGAGATTAAGCAAAAAGAACTAGAACTCAAATATGATAAGCTAATTCAAAAGTTAAAAGACTTAGAGCATCAAAAGGAAGAAGTGATGGATAAAAGAAACAAAATAAATACCTTTATCTCTACGCTTAAAGATAAAGTGGATGTAATTAGTGAATTCGATGAAGAGCTGTTCAACATCATGGTCGATAAAGCGGTTGTTCATCGAGATAAAAGTATAGAGTTTATATTTAATTCAGGATACAAAGTAAAAGTTAAGGCTAGGAAGTAAGAAATCCTAGTCTTTTTTATGAAAGTTTATGAAAATACATGCAACTTATTGACATTACATATCTAATAAATTACAATAACTATGTAGTTAAACTAATTAGTGAATGTAAATAATCTTGGAGGCGCTCTATAAGGTGATTAGTTCTAGTGAGTTTATTAAGGGATATACAAAAATAATCATATGCTCTTATCTATATAGAAAGCGTGATTATTTGTACAACATAGTAAAGAACATATTGAATGATGGTGAAGGATACATAAAAATTAGCAATCCTTCAGCTTTAATGGTTGTTAAAGAGTTAGAAAATGAGAGGCTGGTATCTTCAAGTGTGGAAATTTCTCAGCAAAATCAGGCTAGAAAGTATTATGAGTTAACAGCAGATGGAAAAAAATATTATTTAGAAAATATCAATGATTATATTAGAAGTCTCTATCTGCTAAAAAAAATGATAGGAGGTCAAGATGAACAATAAGTATCAAATAATCAGGAAAGTTGTTAAATCGCAATTGCAGTTGAGGGGTATCACTGATAATAAAAGTATTGATGAATTTGCTCAAACTTGCTTTGACGAATATAAATTATCATTAGACAGTGGAATGAATGAGGATGATGCTCTGAAACAAGCCTATACCTCATTAAATGAAACATTGGATACTTATAAAGTATCTAAGAAAACAAACCTAGTTTATAGATATTCATTAATATTGAGCATCATTTCTTTTGTAAGCTGTTTAGTTGTTTCGATTCTAGGTTGGCTAATTTCTGATGTATTAAGTGTATATGGCATAATCTATCCAATTTTATTTTTGTTTGCAACGGCAATGCTTGCTTATACTATTTTAACATTTAAAAAGAGGAATAAATTAGATGTCGCTATCGTAATAGTTTTATTTTTATCTGCACTTAGTATATTCATTCAATGTGCCATTTATTTCTATCGTGCCAGGACAGGGGACTTTTATTATTCTTTAAATTACACTTTTCCTGGGCTATTAAATTTTAATAGACATGTACTCGTTTCTGTTGAACCGCTCAAATATGAATTGGCCAGTTGCATCACTTTGTTTGATCCAACTCTTATCATTAGCTTTATTATTTTGATTACAAGTGTTCTATACAACATAATTAAAAGGAGGAAAAACATATGCTAGGAACATTGACAAGTTTATTGGCTCTTACTTTAGGCGCAATACCTGCATCAACCGAAGTTGTAAACCCTGAAATTGAAGTTATTCACGATTTTTCTGGGAATGATTTCATTTTAGTAGAAGGCGATAAGAGTTATGAAATTTACACTGATGACAATGTGTTTATTGAAGGTTCTAATTCGTCTAATTCACCTTATTTTGAAAAAGATGGGGAAAAGTATTATCTAGGTCCAAGTAATTACTTTATTGCTAGTGATGATTTGGTAACCAATTTATTCGCAGGAACGACTTTTTCTATAAAAGACTATGAAGGATTTTCTTATGAAATTTCACCTTCTATCCAAACTAGAAGTAGTACACCTTCAGGCGATCCCAATAAGACTTATGTTGATACTGATGGATATACTGTGATTAACGAAGCTGATTACTTTAGGAACTTAACTAACTTCCCTCAAAACTGGTTTGGTGAATGTGGAGTAGTAGCTTTGTCTGAATTATTGGGATATTACGATACATTTTATAATGATGACTTTATACCAAATGATTTAACTTATGATGCTAGATATTACGTTCCTAAAGCTGCGGAAACAAGAAGTGGCGAAAGTTCTGACTATGATTTGGAAAGAACCGAAATAGAGCCATTAGTAAAAACCGTTAAAACCTCATATAGGAATGCCGATTATTATAGCTTTAAAGATTGGACTAGTATGCCAGGAACGACTTATGCAATGCACGACTATATATTTGATAACTACATGCATACATTTTTGGGTATTGGATGGCCAGATGGCGGATACCCTATGCTTGATGGTGAATTAAACAACACACTAAAAGATTATATGAAAGAAAATTGCAATAATTTACTTGCAGACACAGAGTTTAGAGCCGGAAATTTATTTTATACACACCAACGCCCTAAAGAATATATTGCAGAAGGATTACCTACTTTATTGGTATTACAAAGCTATGAATCAAGTCTGGGTAGCGGCAGCAACCATGTTGTTGTTTCATATGGATATAAAGATGACAACTTTTTATGCCATTTTGGATGGTGGCCAGGCTCAAAAAGTGGTACTGAAGTTGTCTTGAATAGTGCCACGATATATGGCTACTTTACGATTAAATACGATGGTGTACATAAACATTCTTCAAATGTATCAATGACTAGTGGTAATGTAACTAAATACATTTGTGGTTGTGGTCAAGTACATGAAACGCATTATTCAATTAGTCCTAGTGAATGGGACTTTGATGCTAGATATTATTTTGATAATGAAGGATTGAAATCAAATAGTATCACAATTGGTGATTTAAATATTGATACTGAAAGATTAAGATGTGGGTATATAGAAAATCAGTATATCAATTTATCACCAAATCGTTATGATGCTGGTTATGCTTATTTGGATTTAACATTTGACGAATTTATTTATGGAATTAATACTAATTTATCATTTTGGAGTTCGAGTGAGGGCTTATATTCAACATCTGGTGATTATGCTTACATAAAATATCTTGATGATTCTGGCAATTGGCAAATATTACTTGATTTATTAGACTGTGGTTTGAGCGCCAATCGATTAAACCAAGATTATTTCGAGCTTGAAATTCCAAATGGAACTAAAGAGATTATGTTTGAAGCATATAAGGCAACACCTAATACTGATAGGAACAAAGGTAGAATTTGCATAGGAGATACAACTTTTATTGCAATGTAAATTGCTGTATATAGGCTGGAGAGATATTGAATCTTCAGCCTTTTTAATTAAACATGAAATTTTAAATATTATATAGCTGGCATAGGGGTTTCGTTTATCTAGTAAGGGTGTCGTTTTGCTAGTAGGGGTGTCGTTTTGTATTAAAGCGATAGCACAAAGACAATCTGAGATTATGACCACCCAATTTGGGCGGTTTTTTGTTGGAAAATACATATAAAAATGCGTTTTTTTCTCTCGATTATAAAATCCTATCTTTTTAAAACTAACAAACCTAGTATTAAAAACTAGATAAACGTTTTCCAAGATTTACATTACTTTTAAAAGTTTGTATAATTTCCTTGATGCAAACGCT